TATAAAGAATATTTATCAATATTTTCTGCTTTTAAAAACTCTCCTAATCCATACCTATTATTAGTCATTATATCATAAAATACCCATGCTGGATTATTACAATATACTTTTCCATAATTTACATGACTTGGATTAGTTCTCCATGTAGTATCAGTTATATCTCCTCTGAACTTACCGTCCCATGCTTGATCTGTGCTTTCAGTGGTTCCATCATCTACATCTCTTTTATATGAAGCTGCTCCGTTTGTTTCTTCCCTAGTTAAATAATTAGTAGGAACTTGAATTCTCATTCCTCTACATTCATAGGATCTTGCTGGTACAGAACTAAATTCACTTGCTTTAAATGTAACACCTGCATAAGCTGAATGTGCAAAATTTTGGCGGTCATGTACAAAAGCATATATTGAATTTAATCTTGATTGATGATTATTTTGATACTTAGTATGCTCTAAAAGTTCATCTCCAGTAACTCTTTTAATTCTTACTCTAAAATTAGAAAAAGGTTTATATTTCTCTATATCAATAGGAAATTCATATATGTATTTTGATTTTGTTTTATGGTTTACAACTCCAGAATTAAATGCTCCTGCTTCACCAAGTCCATAATTGACTTTATTTGCTAAAGTATATGAGTTTTTATGCCCATCATACTGCCTTGACTTTATTGCTTCATCAGTTACTCCATAAATAGGGACTGCTGTATTTTTCCAAGTTCCACCTTGATAATATTCAAACCAAATTTGAAATTCAACTCTTGCAGGATATTCATTTGCCGTATTTTTACTAGTTCTAATAAGTGAAGCGAATTCCATTGCTATTCTTATTGAGTCAATTTCTCCTGGATCTACAATATCTAAGTCACTTAAAGCTGTCTTTATTATAACATCTTGTCCTGAACCTATACCCAAGTCACTATTTGTTGTTTGTTTAATTTCTTCACTAAATGTTTTAGCATAAGTAGTACCAACCTGACCTGCAAAACTTCTTGGGGCTGGTTGGTGTTGACGACCTGTTCTAAAGAAAGCACTTACGTGTTCAAAATTAAAGCCCTCTTCTGTAAGTCTTTCTGTATTATCTTTTTTAGGAGGACTTATTATACATTTATAACCCGTTACTGCTACTCCAGCTGCATCAGCAACAACAATAGTAGTAGAATTTGTTATTGACTCTATAGTAGTAACTAAATCTTTTACGATTGTTTTATAAGATACAGCAGTTGGTACAGGGGGCGAAACAAATGCTTCTGTAGAACTTGTTCGGGTTATAACTTTTCCAAAATAGTCGTGTCCATCATACCCTGCTCCTACAATTCTTATATAAACATTACCTAAGCCATCATTTGTAGTAGCTCCATCTGTAGAATCAAAAAAGCTTGCAGTAGTAGTAACTATTGGATTATTTTTTGTAGTTGTTACACCTGCATTAGTACCATTACCCGTTAATTTAGCCCCTGCTCCCATAATCTGTATAATTCTTACTCCATCACTAAGATCAATTTCATCAACTGCTAATCCTGAACTAGTAGTTACTGTAGTACTATCAGCTGTTGTAGTACAAGTCCCTCTTCTATTTTTTAAACTTTTATAGGCATCACTATTAGGGTCTATTATGGGAGTACCATTAAAATATATAGAAGCAGGACCATTTTTTAATCCTTCTATATCTCCTTCGGATAATAAATCATATACTACTGCAGTTTGGTTATCTCCTCCACGAGTACCTGCTATACCTCGTGTAGCATCTCTTAAAGGTCCAAAGCCTAAATGTCCTAATTCATATAAATTCATAATTTATCTTCCATATATCTCTTTTCCGAATCCGTCCAAATCATTGAACCAATCTCGATTGTCAGCAATAAGATCGCCCATAATATTAGTCCAAACACCTCCTCCGTGTGCTCCGCCCATTAAACTACTCGCACCTGAAGCTTTAAAATTAACACTAATTGGCTTACCCCCTATTAATAACTCTCCATATAATATAGGTACAGGAGTACCTTGAACTATTGTACTTTCAGGTCCATTAAATACTCCTCCTTCTCCATCTTTATCGTGTCTTGGAGTTTTAGTAGTTAATTCTGTTATACCCATCATTGCAAGAGATAGTCCAAAACTCATTGCCATCATTCCTCCCATTGATAAAGACGTTACACCTCCTGTTGTTGACCCAGCCCAAGCACCTGCCACACCTGAAGTTGCTGATCCCCAGGTTACAACAATTATTATAATCGCTAAAATTAGTTTAGCCCAACCTTTCTTTGATCCAGAAGGCATTAGTGCAATATGCATGTCTCCTTCCATCTGTAAACTAACTTCTAGTGGCTCTTCTATTTCTCTATCTTTTACAACTATAGCAGCTTCTAATCCTGCATCTACTGAATCTATTAAATACTTTTTAAATCCTTTAGTTTGACATTCAATTAATCTTATAGCATCAGCTATAGTCGGAGCACTCATTTTCCAATGGTCTCCAAACTTTTCTCCTAATTCACCGTGTAAATAAACGTTCCGTGACATCGCTGGTCTCTCTTTCGCCTGGGGTTAATTTAACCACTTCTTTATTTGGTATACTTATAATATAATAAGGTATATTCAAAAAATTACATGATCGTATATCGTGATCACTTGGATCAGGTTTATAGTCAGGGTGACTATGAACTATTGCTTCTATTTTATCAGAAGCAATACAACATTCTACATAATCTTTTGAATGTATCTCAAAATCGTCTTCGGGTTCTTCTGCTTGATTTCTACATGGAAACCATTTAGTTTCTCCATTTACAGTACCAATTACACCACAAGCCTCTTTTGGGTATTCTGTTTCTAAATGAGTAAATATATCTGCTAAGTGTTTTTCTAACATTATCCCCCCATTCTCCTTGCAGCAGGGAACCCACCGTGTGGTAGTCCAGTACCTATATCTAAAGTTCTTAGTACTGTTTTCCCTCTACTATTTATTGCTCCACCTGCTGTACCGTTAACTGTAGCGGATCCTGGAGTACTATTATCATCTGTTATAGTCTCACCATCTTGAAAAGTTCCTGATACATTAGATAGTGTTAAAGTTCCTGTAGTTCCAGCATCAGTATCCTTCATAATTGAAGCCGTAGCATTACTAGTGCCTCCCGTTAGTTGCTTTGCAGCTGTAAAATTAGCACTTTGATTATCATAGGCTAAAGTTATTAATGGATTAAATCCAAATCTCATCTTACAAGAAGTTATTTTTTTACCACACACATCTCCTCTTGTCCAATGAGTTCCAAAACCTGGTTGTACTCTTTTAGTAGTATCAGTACCAGTTTGACCCTCTCTTCTAGCCTGCCATAGTCTAGTAACTACTGTTGGGTTTGTTGCTGCAGCACTAGAACCACCACCACCAGAAAAAGATACTGTTACTGTTTCTCCAGCTACATATCCATGTCCTGGTTCATCTATTGCTATTGCTGAAACTGTAGTACCCGAAAGTAATACCGTTCCTGTTGCTTGAATACCATTTGTAGTTCCAATTCCAGGAGCACTTATTGTCACATCAGGAACACTAGTATATCCACTACCATTATTTGATATTGATATACTTTCTATTTGACCATCTAGAACATAACTATTAAACGCATCTTGTTCAAATACTCTAACAGTATCGGCCATAGTATAATTACTAAAAACTCTTACTCTATTCCAATCTGAACTATTATCTGCAGGAACTGTAGTTGCAGCTGCAGCTGCTTGCCATCTATTTCCATCACTTAGAGTGTACCCTGATCCTGCACTTGCTGCTGTATAGTTTCCACCCCATTCAATTTCTTTTAACCCTGTAGCATCAGTTTGATATAACTCATCTAAAGTTCTAGTACCTGAACCTGGGTCGTCTGTAAAAGTTGCTGTAGAGGGTACAACATACTCATCATCTTGATTTGTAAAAGTTCTATGTTCTACTCCTTCAATGGTTATTTTACTCTCATTATTCCAAGTACAACCACCTTTCTTTTCCCATTGATTTAAATGGTCTCCTGCTCCTTGATATTCCCATGGGCACATATTTCCAATAATTACCCTTCTAGGTAAAGTCACTCCTGTTAAATCAAAAGGCGATACTAGTGTAAAAGTAACATCTATTTCATTTTCATTTTCAATTCTGTCTAAATAAAATAAATCTGATGCAAATTCTACGGGAGGAGTCGAGGTTGATACATTATATAAGTATTTTTTTAATGTTTTTCTTCTTCTAAACTTCATTCCTAATATGTCTTCATAAGTAGTTGAAGATAATAAACCTGCTAAACTAGTATTAGTTGCAGTTCTTAGTACATTTGCTATTGTGAGTTTTGGTTGGGGTAAAGGACCGTCTGTTTTATATTCAAATCCTGCTATACTTGCAGGAATAACATAATAAGTTCTAAGTGTACTATTATCATCAATATCCCACATTTTACAGTATCCTGTTGCTGAAGTAGGATCATAATAGTTGTTTGTAAAATAAATCCATTGATCAGGACTTGTATTTACTTGTAATTCAAATAATTCTACTATACCTGAAGATATAGA